ACCTCGACGTATTCGTCAACGACGAGCCGGACCAATACGGAAACATCGCCAGCGCCAAGCAGGATCTAGGCAAGGAACGCCGACAAGCAGGCGAGAAAGCCCCGTATTGCGGCAATGGCAAGTGGCTGGAAACGCGGCAGGCACCAGCGGCGAAACCAGCGGCACAGCCGAAGCACAGGGAGGATTTTGACAATGACGATTCGATCCCGTTTTGACCAACCGAAAGCCATGCCCAAGCCTAAATCATTCGACACCTGGACGCCTGAGAAGCAAGAGGAGTGGAGGGAAAAACAAAGGCGGTCTAAGCGCAAATACCGCGCCGAAAACCCTGAGAAAATAGCGGAAAGGAATCGCAAATACTACGCCGAAAACCCTGAAAAGTTTGCGGAATATGGGCGCAAGCACCGCGCCGCAAACCGTGAAAAGATTGCGGAAAGGGCCCGTAAATGGCAAGCCGCAAACCCTGAGAAAATGGCGAAAAAAAACCGCAAATACTACGCCAAAAACCGTGAAAAAATGCTGCAAGACTTCAAAAAATACCGCAACCAAAAAGCCGCCGAACAATTCTTCATCATGGCCGGAGCCGCTGAACAACTCTCCAAACTGCAACCAAACCAAACAGACCAATGAAAAGCACGATAACGAAAAACACGCTAGACGCCAAGATCACCGAGTTCATTTCCCTTTGGCAACAAGGGATTGACGCGTGGATCAGGGCAGGGGAAATCCTCGTGGAGATGGTCGAAAACGACCCGCACACCTACGACTACATCATCCAAAAATGCCCGCTGATGAATGCCGGGATTCTTGGCAGGTTTGAGCAAATCGGGCGCAAAATCCTCCACCCGCAACTTCTCCTGACTGCATCGCCGGGGTTCGCAAAGCTCAAACGCCTGCCGATCTCCCTTCAAGAACGCTACCTTGACGAGCCAATCCCAATCGTGGTTCAAACCGATGACGGCACGGATGTTTTGCTAGTCCAAGCCAAGAACATGACGAAGGATCAGGCCGATCAGGTTTTCACTTCCGGCAGGGTGAGGACCGAGGGCGAGCAAAAAGCATGGCTGATGGACATGCGTTCGAAAATGGCCAAACCGTGCAACAAGGTGGATCGGGTTTGGACAGTGAAGGGCAACAAGGCCATCATCAACGGCGTTGAATTCACCCGAAAGGAAATCGTCGGGATTCTCTCCGCGATGGATTAAGCCTAAGCCGCTTACCGAATAGGCTTGACCTAACACGGGGCGGGGAGGCTAAAATGGAGGCGTAGAAGCCAGCACGACGCGGAATCAACGAAAACCGCATCCAAACCGATCGACTTTTTCAACCTCGCAGGCTTAGGCTTGCGGGGTTTTTCTTTCCCCGCTTGACAAACCGCAACCAATTTGCAATTGCAAGTGCATGACACAAGATTGGTCTGACCTTGAAGATCAGATTGCCGACATGACGCTAAAGCAATTTGCTAGGGCAATGCCGACAGCATATCGGGAAATGGCGCGTAAATTCAAGCCGCTTATTTCCTCGGCGCTAGAGCGTCAGGCGGAAGGACCACAAAGATGGGCGGTGGGTTTTGCGATTGGCTCTTCGTTTTGCGTGGGTAGATCAATGGCGGATGTGGCGGTAAAGCTTGGATGCTCCAGAGCCCTGATTTCCGAATATGCTAGAAAATTCTGCGAGGACAACGATCTACCCCCTAGCGAAATGATGAAATCAGAGATCGCAGTTGAGACCGCTAAAAACGCAAGAAACAGCACAATCAACAAGCAACAATCTAAAAATCAACGCGTTGTAAAATAGGCTTGACCTAACGGATGCGCCAACCGCTAAAATGAGAACCGGAGAATCAAGCAAGACGACGATCAACCAGAAAAAGCCATGAGCAACCAAGAACTGAAAACAGCAATCGCCGATGAGGTCCAACGCCTCCACCAAATCGCCGAATCACACGCATCAAACGCCAAGGATGCTGCTGGCAAGGCAATGGAGGCGGCCATCCAATGCGGCGGATACCTCAATGAATTTGATCGGGGCAATGGCTCGCTGCTGGCATGGTTGCGCGACAACGTGCCTAGTCTAACCCACCAAAGAGCCAAGGCTTACTTGAGCTTATTCAGAACTTACAGCAAACGGATAGAACAAGAACCGGATCATAGGGCATTGGTTCAGTTGGAGATTGTGGGCGTTGGCACGATTGTTTCGACCCCTCGATCTGGATTCATTCAGCCTAAGTGGATCGGGTGGATCGGCAGCACACGCGGCTATTTCGACCAACTGCAACGGGAGAGGCCGCTAGATCAATGGGCGCAAGAGGAGCGTGAGGCGGTGGCGGATCAGCTCAGGCCATTGGTTGACCTATGGCGGAAGCTCGACGGAGAGGGGGAGGCATGAATGCAAACGGTGTGCAAATGCAACTGAATTGCAATAAAGGCTGCGCTAATGCAACTAACTTGCAATTGCAACCTACCCGCATAAGCAATCTTTTTGCGTTTAGGGAGCCTCGCGGTTGCGCCTCACCCCGATAAAATCCTGCGACAACTTTTTTCAGCCCATTAACGCAAACGGATTGCAACAAGCCATGAGCGCCAAGCAAAAACCATCCGACAAACCCGCCAAGCTCAAACAAGGCGGGCAACCGAAAGGCGACATCACCCGCAAGGAACTAGCCCAGCGGGTAGGGGTAAGCGTGCCGACCTTGTGGCGGTGGGAAAAGGAAGAGGGGATTAACCTCGACGATGAAGCAGCGGTTCGAGAAAGAGCCGCCCGCGTCCACGAAACCCGAGACGCCAACGAAGACGAGAAAGCCGCCAAACTCCGCAAGCTGAAAGGCGAGGCCGACATGATCGAACACAAGCTATCGGTCCAGCGCGGCGAGTTTGTCCCGTCTCACGAAATGGACAAGGACGGTGTGCAAGTGGGAATCGCCGTCGCCAGCATCTTTTCCCGCATGCCGGATGACCTTGCCCCGCTTTGCGCCGGAAGAACCGCCGGCGAGATCAAAAAGATCGTCGCCCGATACGCCCGCGACAAGCGAACGGAGCTTTCCCAATACGAGTCACGCATCACCGTTCCCGTCGAATGACATCCCCCCTCATCGCCGGATTCTGCCGAGGCGTTAAGCCGCCCCCTGAGGAGCCGTGGCGTGATTGGGTGTGTGAGCATGTTTATCTCCCCAACTCGCCCGAGGGCGCGAGATACTCGCTCGACGCCGTTCCCGCGCACGCTATCATCTGGGATTGGCTGGAAGACCCGGAGGTCAAGGAGATCGCCGTGGTTGCCTGCGTTGGATTCGGGAAGACGGCGATCATCGAAGGACTAGGCGTCCGCGCCGTTGCCGTCGATCATGGCGACATGATGGTGGTCGGGCAAACCGGGGACACAGTGCAGGATTGGATGGAAAGCCGGATGCGGAAAGTCTGGCAGACAAGCCCGCTCACGAAACTCCACATTCCAACCGGAGCCGAGCGGAGTAACTGGAAAAAAGATCAGGTGATTTTCCGGCACATGAACTTCTTTGCCGGGCCTGCCAACAAGACCGCGCTTCAAGAAAAATCCATGGTTTACACCGTCGGGGATGAGGTCTGGCGATGGGATGATGGGATGATCGACTACCTGCTAAAACGCCATCACGGGCGCTGGAACCGCAAGAACCTGATGCTTTCCCAAGGCGGTGATGAGGACGGGCAATGGCACAATCACGCCAAAGCTGGGAAGTGGCACGACTTAGAACACGAATGCCCGAAGTGCAAAATGGGCAGCGTGTTCGATTGGAACAACTACCAGTTTGAGAAGATCATCGACGCCAACGAAGAACTTGATTGGGTGGCGATTTACGAAACCGTGCGCTTGAAATGCCCGCATTGCGGCGAGCAATTCCAAGACACCGAATACAACCGCCGCCAATGGGCGAAGTGCAAGCCTGTGTGGGATGGTGGGAAGTTCATCCCCGGACGCATGACATTGCGGGCATCATTTATGACCGTTTGGCGCTATTCGTGGTGCGACATGGTAAAGGAGTGGCTCATCGCCAACGAAGACAAAAAGAGCGGGCAACTGGAGAAGCTGGAAAACATCATCTGTCAGCGGTTCGCGCAATTCTGGAAGAAGCCAACCGACACGCCGACGCTAACGCTATCCGGCGACCCCTATCAGAAAAAGGAATACCACGAAGGAGCTAAATGGGAATTGGAGGATTTCCGATTCCTGACGGCGGACGTTCAGCAAGGCCACTTTTGGGTTGCGATTCGCGCATGGAAGGTCGGCGGCGATTCCCGTCTTTTGTGGGAGGGTAGGCTGGAAACGTGGGAAAACATCCGATACCTTCAAGAACGATATGGCATCGAAAACCGATTCGTTTTCATCGACTGCGGTTACAAGCCGGAAGAGGTCGCCAAGCAATGCTTCGCGGCAGCAAAACCGGGAGACACTAACCGATGGAACATGCTAAGGGGTGAGGATGCGCGGGATGGATATATGAAGGTGGTAGGAGAGAAAAAATTCCGCCGCCTGTTCTCCGACTACACCAACGCGCAAACGTCGGCAGGCTTGGCGTATAAGTTCATCCGATTCTCCAACCTACTTGCCAAGGACAAGCTATCGGCGCTCATGGCAAGCGGAACGTTTGGCGTGCCAACCGACGCAAGCAAGAACTACCACGCCCACATGCAATCCGAGCAGAAGCGGGAAATCTCACCTGGCGTTTGGCGATGGGTTCCGGCCAAGACTGGAAGACCAAACCACCTTTGGGACTGCGAGGACATGCAGGTAGTTGCCGCCTGCATCTGCAAGGTGTTGGTGAGCATGGATGAGGTCAAGTGACCTTTGACACCCGCCACAAAGCATGGCGGCGAATAAACGGGATCAGGCGCGAATGCTCTTCAAGTGGGCGTTTGGAGATGCCGAGCGGACAGCGCAAATAACCACATGGTTTGATGCGGCGGTTGAAGATGGATTCAGCGCCAGCGGCAAGCTCGACGCCATTATGAGCGGCAGCAAGAACGGCGTGCAAATGCAAAAGATGATCGTTCAGAACCCAATGGAACGCATCGAGGTGCTGGATTACGCGAAAAGCGCCCTTGTTGCCGGATTCTTCCCCGGCGCTCGATCACGCGCTTACTTTTGACACCCGCCAAGGTTGATGGCGATTCTAAACGAGTTCGGAAGTCCTTACCAATACAAGGCGGCGAGGTCTGCCGAGCGGTATAATGGAAGCCGCCCGTGGGAGCCCGTCCAACTGCGGAACATCGACAAGCTCATCCCGAGTTATGATCGAAAAACGCTGCTTTCGGCAAGTCGCCGCATGTATATCAACATCGGAGTCGCACGGGGCGCGATTGACCAGAAGGCCATGTATTCCGTTGGCAGGGCGTGGCAGCCGGATTTCCTTGGATCGGATACCGAGTTTGGCGCGCAAGCAAAGGATTGGCTTGTGAACCAGTGGTATGGAATCGGTGACGTTCGCGGCGGAATGAATGATTTTGTTACTTCGCTTTTCCTCGCATCCGTCGCTATTGATCGAGACGGAGAGGCATTTATTCTTCTAACAAAAACAGACGACGGATACCCTCGTTACCAACACATTCCAGCGCATCAAATCGCCACCGGATCGGATGAGACGGAAGGCAAAACCAAGGGCGGAATGTTGCGTGATGGCGTTGTTTACAACCCACAAGGAGCGCCACTGTGGTATCGCCTGGTTGATGACGACGGAAAGGGCAAGGAGTGGATTCAGGCGGCGAACATGATCCATTTGTATGACCCGCAATGGCAGGAGCAGGGGCGCGGGTTGCCAGCTTTCACCCATGCCCTCAACGACCTCCGCGACATGGCGCAATCCCACGAGTGGGAGCGCATGGCGCAAATGATGCTTTCGAGTATCGGCATCATCGAATACAACGAAAACGGCGGGCCTGATCTGGATGATCCGTCTAACGATTTGATCGGTGACGTGGCAACCGGAAAGGGCATGACCATCGAAAAGCTCGACGGTGGAAGCATTCGGTATTTTCGGGCTAACAGCGGCGGAAAAATTGAAACGCTTAAGAGCGACCGCCCCGGCGAAGTGTGGGAGAATTTCCAAGATCGGATCATTCGTTCCGCGCTTGCCGGAATTAACTGGCCTTACTCGATGTCATGGAAAGCAACGGGGCAAGGAACCGCCGAAAGGTCTGACCTTGGCAAAGCTCAACGCGCCGTTGAGGACAGGCAGGACATTCTTGAATACGCTGCCAAACGTCTCATTTCCTACGCCGTTGCCGTTCAACAAAAACGCCAAGAACTTCGATCATCTGCCGATTGGTGGCGATGGGGATTCTCCAAACCCGCGAAGCTCACCATTGACGACGGGCGGGTGATGAAGGAGCTAGTCGAATCCTACAAGATGGGATTCAAGAGCGGCAGCGACATCACCGCCGCAATGGGGCGCGAATACAAAGACGTAATGCGCGCCAAAGCGGAGGAAGCCGCGCAACGCATGATCCTGATTCAAGAAATGAAAGACAAATACGGCGTCGAAATCAACCCGCGTGAGCTTGTGATGTTCACGCCAAACGAGCAGCAAACCACCGAAACTACTTCAAACGATGAAACTTCTAACGATTGAAAACCGAGCCGCGAAAGTGCGCCTAAACGATGCCGTCACCCCATGGTCTGCCGATGATTTGATTGGCGACATTGAGCGCAGCTATGGAAACAAAGCCGTCGCGGAAAACATGACAGTTGGAGGCTTTACGGCGTCCGCAGATGACGCGCTGGAGACGCTGGAAATTGAGATCAATTCGCCGGGTGGCAGCGTTCTTGATGGCTACCGAATCTACAACGCTTTGATGGGCATGCGTTCGCGTGGCGTAAAAGTTATTGCCACTGTCAACACCCTAGCCGCATCCATGGGCAGCGTCATTCTCATGGCGGCGGATGAGGTTAAGATCGTCGAAGGCGGGCGTATTATGATTCACGAAGCCGCGCAAGCCGTTCATGGAAACGCTGCCGATCACGCCCGAGCCGCTAAGAATCTGGAGGAAATCAGTGAGGAAATCGCCGCCATTTATGCCAAGCGAACCAAGGCCAAGCCCGAGGAGATGCGGGAGCTTATGAAAGCGGAAACATGGATGGGAGCGAAGGAAGCGGTTGAGCGCGGTTTCGCGGATTCGATTGTGAAATTTGACACGCCCGCAAAAGCGATGAGCATTCTAGCCAAACTCTTTCCGGGCAACGTCGAAGCTGAAAAGCTAGAGGCCGAGGTTGCAGAAAACGCGACCCTCCGCGAATCCCTCGCCACCGCGCAAGCGAAGATTGACGAGCTTCAAAACCTCGCTGGCGAAATCGCCGCAAAGGATTTGAAGATCACCGATCTAACTGTCAAGATTGACGACTTCACCGCCAAGCTCGCGGAAAAGGATTTGGCCATTGCCGACCTAACCGAAAAGGCAACTTTGACCGCCGAGAAAATCAGCATCGAAGCCTCCCGCCAGCTTGCGGCAACCGGGCATCCCGCGCCCGTAGCTACCGCCGAAGCGAAAATCGACAATAACGGCAAAACGCTTTTCGAGCAATACCGCGAACTTCAATCCGCCGATCCCGTCGCCGCCTCCAAATTCTGGAATGAGAATGAGGAAGCAATCCGCGCCGGAAAATAACCAATCACCACAAACTCCACTCCTAACTAACTACTACCATGGCCAACGCCGACTTCGCATCCAACGGGGTAAATGACGAAATCATTGCCCGCAACTTCATCCGGGGGTATACCTCGGTTATCGCGCCGCTTGCCGCGCTCAGCACTTCCTTCTCCGCAGACGCAGCCCGTCCCGGCGACACCATCAAAGTGATTCGTGACGCTACCGCAATCGACGCGGTGCAGACCAAATCCATTGGTGGTGCTTACACCATCCAAGATTGTGACGCTGACAAGGTTGACATCGAACTTGGGACGCCGAAATACGTTTCGTGGAGCCTAGACGATGTTGAGGTCGCCCGCGCTTCCGGCATCTCTATCGAGCTTTTCGGATTCCGCAAGGGCAATGCCCTCGCCAAGTCCATCATGCAGGACATTCTGGGGCTTGTTACGAACACCAACTACGGAGCCGCCGCCTTTACCGGAGCCGCTTCAACGTTCGACGAGGACGATGTCGCTGACATCGCCAAGGCTTGCGATGACGCCGACATCCCCGAAGAAAACCGCGTGCTGATGCTGTCTAACGGCTACATCGCCGCCCTTCGCAAATCCGGTGCAATCAAGGACACTTCCGGTTACGGCTACAACGCCATCATGTCCGGCGATGTCCCGATGCTCCACGGTTTCCGGGTCATCAAGTCGAACATCATCCCCGCCAACTCGGAAAACCTCGTTGGATTCGCTTGCGACCCCGCCGCAATCCTCGCCGCCTTCCGCTACAACGCCCCGCAATCCGGCCACAAATACACCCGCGCCGAGCCTATCGTCGGTGAAGGCGGGATCACCCTTGGCTTGCGAGACTGGTATGACGAAAACAGCGGAACCCGCCGGATGGTAATGGAGGCAATCTACGGCAAAACCGTTGGTATCGCCGCTGGACTCAAGCGCCTCGTTTCCGCCTAACTCTAACCGGGCGGCGGTGAAACATCCGCCGCCCTAACCAGAATTATCATGGCACAAGTCGCACTATATATCGGAACCAAAAACGGAAAGCGCCAACTCATCGAAGAGGGCGACCCGCGAACCATCCGCAGCAAGTTCAAACTGTCCGACGGCGATGGGTTTGACGTTTTGGAGGTATTTGAGTCTGCCGTTGGCAGGTCAAAGCGCAAAACCTTCAAAGAGGGACGGGAATCCCCAGCCGTGTCAACCCCGGAGCCGAAAGCGCCAACCGAGCCAACCGACGAACCCGAGCAATCGGGCGAATCGGACGCTCCCGACATCGAAGCCCTCAAAGCCCTTGCCGCTGGCGACGGGCGGAAGGCCGAAGTGAAGGAGGCCAAGGAAAAACTTGCCGAACTTGGGATCATCGTCTAACTTTCTTGCGTCGTATTCATTGGCGAAGCCGCCGTCTGGGAAACCGGGCGGCGGTTTTGTTTTGACCCCGCCCGTATTGCATGGGGGCTTTAGACGATTTCCTTTTAGGCGGCAATGACGAGCTAGACGCGACATTCGGCACCGTTACCATGACATGCGCGGGGCAATCGTTCGCCGTCGTCTTCAATGATGCGCGGGAGGGTCAGGAAGGGGCGCTTGGCGGTTTGGAGGGCGACATCCAAGCCACGGTGACGGCGCAACCCGGCGACGTTTCTAGCCCGTATTCACTCCTCGAAAAACGGTGCGTCATTTCCGGGCGCAACTACCGAATCGCGGACGTTACCGTTGGCAACATCGCCGTGCATTTCGCGCTGGCGGCAACCAATGAGGCGCGATGATTTCAACGCCGATTCAACGCCGGATTTTGAGGAACCCAGCGGAGGACATCGCCGGAACGTCCAGCTTGCCATTTAGAGCGAGGGTCACGAATAACCGCGCCTTCACCGCCGGCCACCACGACGCTATCCGCAAACTCAATCAGGTGATGCACGCCCTTGCACCGAACTTGCGGGACAATGGCGACATGGGCGGGAAGCTCGATGGCTTTGAGGTAGGCGGCACGAGCGCGGAATGCACCAGCGCCGGGGGCGTCGAAGACTTGGAACGTCAACCCGCGCCAGCCGTCGCGCATAAGCCCTTGAATCGCGTTGAATCCGCCACGACCCGCGAACAGCTCACCATCCAGCGCAACCGGGGGAAGGCTCGCCGTAAACCACTCAGGTGCATCCAGCGTGTTACCCTCGCGGGTAACGAATGCGGAGCCATCCCACATGACCCGCCAGCCGTCCAGCTTCTCCGACATCAACCACCCGGTTGGATCGGAGCCTTGCCAGTCTTTGAGAAGCGCGAACACGGGGAAAACTTGCCATCGACCTGCCAACAACGCAAGATAAATTTGCACCCATGGTTAAAATCGAACTAGACCGCGCAAGCCAAGCGAGGATGAGGAGGACGATTGAGCGTTACGCTGAATTGACGAAGCAAGGATTTGAGGAGGGCGTGCGGGAAATTGGAAAATCATCGGCGCGAAGACTGGCCAACACCGTTCAACCTTTCGGGCTAAGCCCTGCCAAAGGTGCGAGCCTAGAAAAATCCATCGGCAGGCAGGTGGATGCCGTTTATCTCGGCGTCAATCTTGGAGCTTTCCCAGCAACGTCCAGCATTTCAAAAGCGCACTTGGCGGCCAGAAAAAATGGAAAGGTTCCATATCGGCAGTTCCGAAAAGAACGCGGAAAACCATGGCTTGACCTCATCACGATGGGGCAAAAAGAGGAATACAAACGGAAAGTGGTGAAAAAAGCGGGAAGAGCAAAAGCCGCATGGGTCACCGCCGGAAACAAACTGAAAATGGGCAATCTTTCCGGCATTCCAAAATGGATTTCCCGGCATGTCGGCAACTCATGGGGCGATGTTTCATTCATTGGATCGGGTGTAAGATTTACCATCGCCCTCATAAACAAAACGCCATACATCCGCGCAATTCAGCCTGATTCTGCAATCAAAAAAGCACTGAAACAAGGGATGATCAACGGTTACAAACGGATGGAGACGATCATTAAAAAGAAGACGAAACAACTAAACCAATGACAACAAACCGCCTAAAAAAAGCCATCATCGCTCATCTGGAAATCGTCAAACCGGATGAGGACATCACGGTTTCCGACGCGACCCAGCGCGAACAGATTCAGCTTCCATGCCTTGCCGTTGGAATCGCCGGGGCAGAACGCCACAGCGTCGAATTACAAGGCGTTCAAAAGTGCCAAGTCGAAATCACCTTGCGATGCCATGCCGGGGATGAAGCGGAGGCTAACGTGGACGAATGGGTTGACCGCATCGAAACCGCCTTGAATGACCCCAGCGAAATCAAGGCATTGCTTGATGAGGGAATCAGGATGGACTTCTGGGACTATCATGGCGCAACTACGGAATGGGATGGGTCGGTGATGGAAACCACCTTTACGGCTGAGTCATGGGTCGTGCGGGTTTGACACGCTGTAAATAGCAAATGGCTACCTCCTTTGGAACCTCCGCAGGCGTTTTCGGAATCGCCGCCCAACAAACCGGATTTTTGCTGGAATCAACGAGCGATGCCTACTCGCAGGATTCCGCCACCTGCAAAAACATCACAGGTGATGACATTGGCGAAACCTACTTTAACGAGCGCATCGAAGGATCACTTGATGGATGGTTGCCAGCATCTTCCGCATTTTCAGGCACTCTTGCCAGCGCATTGACACTCGCCACCACGCCAGCGGATCACCTCATCGGCGCGGTTACTGGCGGAACAACCATCGTCCGCGACATCACGCGTTCTAGCACTTCTGCCGACTATCGCCGCCTTGCTCTTAACTGGAAATACAGCCCGACGATCTTAGCCTAACGGAACATGCAGCAAACCAGATACACATCCATCACCAGCCATGGTGATGCAACCACGAACACCCGCGCCGCCGCCGCTCTTGTGGCGTGCGATGTCTCTCTCGACAAGGCCAAGAGCCTAACGAGCATCGTCGGGGATGGAATCAAGGGATCACTCATCACTTGGCACCTGGGCGAATACAGCGCAAAGGGCGAATCCACGAAAGACCTCTTGCGGGCGTGGGATTCTCAGGAATACGCTGCCACCAATCCCAACGCGCCCATTGTAAGGATCAAAGCCGCGTTTGTGCGCAAGGGCGAGATTGCCAAGTCGATCAAGGAAGGGACGATCAAATGCTTCCCGGCAAACCGTCCATTCATCGAAACGAATTGCACGGAAATGGCCGCCAGCATGGAGCAGTTAGGCCATCCAATTATCGGCATCGCCAAGAAAGGAGACGCCTATTTTTTCCGCTTCGACCAAACCGCAGCGCCTGATTTTGCGCTTTGGAATCTGCCGAATCAAGAACTCGAAAGGCGCATGCCGGAATCCCTTATCGCCCATCTTTGGTGCGCTTTCACGAATCACCGCCTGATGGTGGACGCCATCAAAGCAACCGGCAACCGCATGGCAGCGGTGAAGCATCGCGGGCGAACCGCGGTCATTCCAGCCAACGCCGACAAAAACGAAATCAACCAACTAGACCAACTCCTATACCGCAAATGAACCAGAACGAAGCATTCACCGACGAGCCGCCGATCATCGAAGGCGTTCCCATGCGTCCATTTAGCGGGCGGGTTGCAAACATCATTTCACAATACGTTCTCAGCCAAGAGGGGGCGGGCGATTTAACAAGCATCGGCGCTTATGTCCTTATTTCCGGCATGGAAAGCCGCGAAGCGTTGGCAATTCTACGCAGTGACAACGCCGTGATTGAGTGTGACTCCCGCGCCTTGGATTTGTCAGAAGACGACTTCGCCGCGATTAATGCTTATCTTGGCCGAGTCCTTGACCGCCGCGCAGCCGCCTCAATCGAAATCCCCGAATCGCCGGGAAAGCCCGAGGATTCGGAGGCGACCCAGCCGACGAAATAGCCGGGGAAGTTGACCTTATCGCAAGCGAATACGGATGGAGCCGGGATGAAATTATGAACTTACCAATCGACCAATCCGCGCAGCTTGTCCACGCCATTCTTGTTAGGCGTGGCGTGAAGGTTTTCCGCCGCCATCATATCCACGACAAAGACGCACCATCGCTTGCCGACCGCATGCGGGCGATTCTTGACACCGCCGCCAATTTAGAATGAGCCTGACCGTTAAAATCCGAGGTGACGCCTCTCATTTCGAAAAAACCATGTCAGGCGTTAAGCGTGACATCAAAGGATTGACGGTTGGCATCGCTGCTTTCGGAACCGCTGCCGTCGCCGCTAGTGTTGCAGGTGCTTACGGTGTTGTTAGGCTGGCAAAAGGAGCATCGGACGCCGCATCGGATTTTGAGCAACTGACAATGCAATTTGAAACCCTCACCAAGTCCGGTGAGGTAACGCAAAAGCTACTAGCGGAAATGCGGGCGGATGCGGCAAAGTCCCCGCTTTCGATTTCCGACTATGCCAATGCAGGGAAAACCCTTTTGGCTTTTGGTGGCGATGCTGAAACCCTGATGGATACGTTGCGCGTCCTAGGTGATGTTTCAATGGGTAATTCCGATCGGTTTGGATCACTTGCCTTGGCTTTTGCGCAAACTCAGGCAGCGGGCCGACTGATGGGGCAAGAGGTGTTGCAATTCGTCAACGCCGGATTTAACCCGCTCCAACAGATTTCCAAGAAAACCGGGGAGTCGATGGGCGAACTGAAAAAGCGCATGGAGGATGGCGCAATTTCATCGGCGGAAGTTGCGCAGGCATTCAAAGACGCAACCAGCGAGGGCGGGCTTTTTTATCAGGCGATTCAAAAAGGCGGTGAGACAACAGCCGGGAAAATTGCAAAGGTGAAAGACGGAATCCTTTCGCTGCAAATAGCATTCGGAACCGGACTAAATGAAGGCGTGAAAGCGGGCGCGGACGCGATGGTGCAAGGGCTTTCCAGCGTGGAAAAGATTGCCGAGGACGCAGGCAAAACGGTAGGAGCTGGAATCGTCAATGCA